GCAATGCGGGCATATGTACCATTTTCTTACAAATGGTATTTTCTCCCTTATTCTCATGTCACCATCACCACATCATGTTTCCGAAGGCATCCCCAATATCTTCATCTGTAGCGATGTTTTCTGTTATTGCGATCTGCCTCTGAATTTTTCTGATCCTTTCTCTTTCTGCTTTATCCTTAATCTTTCCGGCATCAATACTGCGGTAACTCATTCTTTTTTTTAGCTCGCATTCTTCATTCATTCCGTCAATTAGCATGCGAAACTTCCACCAATGCATATATTTTACCGTTGTGAGGTCAATTCCATAACATTCAATAAACCCGGACAATATAAAAGGTGCGTCCTGCGTATAGGATAGCACCTGCTTTTCTTTTCCTCTGTTTTCTTTTGTATCATCCTCAGGATCAATATGCTCTTCTTTCCCTCTGTAATCTGTCATAAAGGATGAAAGCGCCTTTAAACAGTCATGAAAATCAGCTTGTGGTGGATCTATAAACCACATCAGGATTAATTCCGCCTTTTCCATTGTGTCTACCTCATTATCCCGAAGCAAATCCAACAACTTAATATACTCCCGGAAATCTGTAACAATTCTATACTTTTCCCCGGAAATTATTACATGCTCTGGAAACTTCTCGTATAGAGGATTCATCGCCGATTACCATAATATTTACTTTTGTTTTTCTGATTCTTTCCCGGATAATATTTCTGATTCTTGGCGTTCCGTCTCTGGTTCACCTTTTTTACCTGCCTATTGGCAAAGGCAATAAAGTCGTCCGCAGTCTCTTCACACACTCTTATGTTGTGTTTCCCGCCAAATATCTTGTCCCCGGCCCCTGGCCCGAACAAGTTATCAAACATGCGATAATAAATATTGCAATAGTCCCTTACAAACGACACTGTTGCCCCGGTTTTCTGTAATTCCTTCTGTTCTTCATCCACTGTTTCAAATGCCTTTAGCATGCCTTCTAATACATCGGCATCCGCTAAATCAAATTCAAACTCCTGTCCGTTAATCTTCCAAATACGAATATTTTCTTCCTGGCTCATGGCTCAATCTCCTTATTTTATATTTCTTCGTCTACTATTCCAGTTTCAGTTGGCCCCTCTGGTTCTGGGGCTGTCTCAGGGTGTATTCGTAGGTGCATTCAAGAAAGTACAACTCTTATTATCTGCCGCTACTTTAGCATATCCCTTTACAATGTCGGTTTTGACTGCAAAACTTCCAGAATATTGTAATGCATCCGTTCCATCTCCTGAACTATCAGGCAGAATAGAATACGTCCTTTTTCTTGCTACGTACTCATCTTCTGCTTTTGCCTCTCCCTTATCAAAGAAGTCAACCACCACAATGTCTCTGGTTTCGACCTTCTGTTCATCGTCCTGCACGGTTGCCAGATCTTTTAATACCGGGTCACCCTGGTGGTGGTCAAATCCATACTCAAGGGCTGTTCCATATCCCGTTACATCGCTGTCCTGGCTGTCTTTATCTACATACTGTCTTTCGTATGTTACTGGGTTTTTGCTTTC